ACGAGAAACCTTACGGATACTTACGGGATCTTGGTCGGGATACTTACGGGGATACTTACATGATCTTGAAACATACTTACGATACTTACATGATCTTGGAGCATACTTACGACCCCCTCTGACCTGGGCATCCCTTGATCGCCCCCCACCCCCTGGGCGTTAAAAGTCAGTTCTAGGTCCGAGTTCAAGAAGTCGGGGTCGATCGCTCGTTTTCGTGATACGCAAAAGGGGTATACTGTTAATAAGGGGAGAGACTTGCAATGTGGAGGGGTGGGGTCAAATGCCACACGAGCCCGGTCATGAGATAGGGCCGCCCGACGAGACGCGCATCCGTGAAATCGTCCGCGAAGAGCTGGCCCGCCTCGACTCAACACTGGACGCCTTGATCCGGAAGGGTCAGGCTATCGTTTCACGCGAAGAGCGTAGGCGTTCCCTCGGGCTCTCCTATCGCCATCCTGGGCCGCCCGACGAGCGCGATCCGGAGAACATTACCGATGACGATGACGCGCAGAGGGGTACCCGTGGACGAGACGTATGAAAGTTCCACTGAACTCGCGCACGTGAATGATAGACCGCGCACCCGACAGCCCTTGAGTCGCGCTTTTACGAAGGCGACGCTGATTACCGAGCTGGCCCTCGCCGAAAAAACGCAGAACCAACTCGCTGAAGAGTATGGCGTCAGTAAAGCTGCCATATCGATGTTCAAAACACGTAACCTCACCGCCATTGAGCGCAAGCGCGAGAATCTTGCCGACGAGTATTGCGATCTATGGATCGCGTCAAAGCGCAACAGGCTCGCCGAATTGCAGGCGGCAGCGGAGAAGCTGGCGGAGAGGCCTGACGCGCGATCCGCCGAAGTTCTCGCGAAGCTGCTTAAGGATGCCGCCGAAGAGCTGGGCGACTTGCCGACCCGGCCCGGCGTTCAGATCAACCAGGCCAGTGTTACGTACAGGATTGAGGGCGTCGAACTGGGGGATTTGCGATGATGCGCGATCCTGGATACTACGCCCTGCTATACGCGAACGGTATGCGTTTTGCGGACATGCTCGCCCGCTACGAGCGTGACCTGATCCTCCATTTCGTCACCCTGGACGAATGGGAAGATGAAGGGGTGCGTGATGAGCGAAGGGTCGGTGAGCAAGAGGGCGTCGAACTGTGACAGATGCGGGGTGTCGGCGTCTGTTACCGCATCAAAGGGCGAGTTGCGTTTGACCTTTTGTGCGCATCACGGCCGCAAGTATGCTGCCGGGCTAAGGGAGGGGGAGTGGTTCGTGAAGGGGGTGGTTTTCCATGCATAGCTATACGCCGCACGGTACGTGTGTAGACCTATTTAGGGCGCGCGAATCTGAGGTTTTGTTCGCGGGGCCTGCGGGTACGGGTAAGAGCCGCGCATGCCTGGAGAAGCTGCACCTAATGGCGATGCTCAACCCCGGCATGCGCGCCCTGATGGTGCGCAAGACTGCCGTGTCGCTGTCCAGCACGGGACTGGTCACCTTTCGTGAACATGTCGCCAAGGAGCACATCGCGTCGGGCGAGGTGCAGTGGTACGGGGGGTCGCCGCAAGAGGCGGCGTGCTATCGGTACAAGAATGGCAGCGTCATCGTCATCGGGGGCATGGATAAGGCGATGAAGATCATGTCCTCCGAGTACGACATCGTCTACGTCCAGGAAGCGACCGAGCTGACCGAGAACGACTGGGAGTCCATCACCACCCGTCTGCGTAACGGCAAGGTGTCCTTCCAGCAGATCATGGCAGACGCCAACCCCGACGTGCCGACGCACTGGCTCAAGCGCCGCTGCGATGAGGGGCGTACCAAGTACATCGCCTCACGGCATGAGGACAATCCCGTCCTGTACCGCCGAGACGGCACCCTGACGCCCGCTGGGGCGGCTTACATGAGCAGGCTGGACAAGCTTACTGGGGTCAGGTTTCAGAGGCTCAGGCTGGGCAATTGGGTCGCCGCTGAGGGCCTGGTGTACGAGGAGTTCGACAACGCGATTCATGTCCGCAAGGCCCTGGCTCAGCCGCCCAGGGACTGGCCCGTGTACCTGTCTATCGACTTCGGGTACACCAACCCGTTCGTGTGTCAGTTCTGGACCCGCGACCCCGACGGCAGGCTGTACCTGTATCGGGAGATCTATCAAACGAAGACGCTCGTGGAGGATGCGGCGCAGCTCATTAAGGGGGAGCTGAAGTTGCAGCGCCACCCGGCGGTCTCGTATGTCATCTGTGATCACGACGCGGAGGACCGTGCGACCCTCACTCGGCACCTGGGCATGGCTACTGTGCCAGCAAGGAAGACCAAGGCCGACGGATTGCAGGCTGTGGCTGGCCGACTGAAGGTTCAGGGTGACGGGAAGCCTCGACTGTACATCTGCCGTGACGCCCTGGTTGCCCGTGACAGATCCTTGGAGGGCGAGGCCAAGCCGATGTCCACCGAGCAGGAGATCGTTGGCTATGTGTGGGACCGTCGCCCGGGTAGGCCCCCGAAAGAGGAGCCCGTCAAGGAAGATGACCACGGCATGGACGCTATGCGGTACATGGTGGCCCACCTTGACCTCAAGTCACGATCCAATGTGCGTACGTTTATGTACTAGAAAGGGGGTTTGAGAGTCGTGAGGCGAGCGATTGCGGTATTGACACTTGACATCGTGGGCTTTAGTATGATATCAGGTGGGGTATATCTTATTCACCAGGCCGCTGGCATCATTGTCGGCGGTTTGTCATGTGCCCTCATGGGTTGGGTTGTCGAGACCTTCAAGAAGGAGGGGGACGGGTGAGCGTTTTCGGAAGCATCTTCGGTGCCCGTAACAAGGCCCCCGTACCTTACGTGTCAAGCTCGACCGGTGCGACTTTCTTTCAGACACCCGGCACAGGCTCCAACCCGGTTGCGGCCATGGAGGCATATGGGGGGGTTGGCACACTCTTCGCGATCGTGAGTCGCCTCGCCAACGATGTGGCGGCCGTGGAATGGAAGCTCTACCGCAAGAATAGGGACGGTCGGCGACGGTACGCGTACGAGGGTATGGATGAGCGGACAGAGATTACCGAACACGCCGCTATCAAGCTCCTCAACAAGCCGAATCCGTTCATGACGCGCCAGGAGTTGTTCGAATCCGTGCAGCAGCACGTGGACTTGACAGGCGAGGGATGGCTCACGGTTTCCTACGCTCAGGGCTTCGCGGGCATGCCGTTCGAACTCTGGCCGTTGCGCCCCGACCGTATGGAGATAATCACTGACGCGCAAGAGTATCTGACCGGCTATCTCTACAAGACTCCTGACGGTCAAAGGGTTCCCCTTAATCGCGAGGATGTTGTTCAGATCCGGATGCCCAACCCCATGGACCCGTATCGTGGGCTTGGTCCGGTACAGTCACTCATGGTTGACCTGGACAGCGCTCGCTACTCTGCCGAATGGAACCGCAACTTCTTCCGCAACTCGGCCGAGCCGGGCGGGATTATCGAAGTTCCTGAGATTATGTCGGATGACGACTTCAGGACCATGTACACCAGGTGGCGGGAGCAGCATCAGGGTGTGGCCAACGCGCATCGCGTCGCCATCCTGGAGAACGGTAAGTGGGTGAACCGCACCTTTAATATGCGGGACATGCAGTTCGCCGAGCTGAAGGAAGTTTCCGACGCCACCATTATGAAAGCGTTCGGCTTCCCGAAGTTCATGCTCGGCCAGGTCGATGACGTGAATCGTGCCACTGCCGACGCCGCTGATCTTATGTACTACCGGCACCTGTTGAGGCCGAGGCTGGAGCGCATCAAGGCGGCCCTGAACAACGATCTGCTCCCCCTGTTCGGGGATACCGGCAAGGGTGTGGAGTTTGACTACAACTGCGAAGAGCCTTCTGATGTCGCGGCCGAGAACGCGTCACTTAAAATGCGCGTGGAAGCCCTGAAGATCCTCGTTGACTCTGGCTTCAATCCCGAGGAGTCTACCGAGGTTGTGGGCCTTCCTCGACTGCGATACGAGAGGCCCGTGAGGCCCGGCGGTGATGTGCCGGACCCTCAGAACGCCCTGGTGAGATGGGTGGCCAGGGCGAAGATGGATCAGAACTCCTGTGAGCCGTGCAAGGCGAACGACGGCCAGACGTACAAGAGCCGCACAGAAGCGTATGAGGACTATCCGGGCGGCAGTGGGTATGTACGCTGCACCGGAGGCCGGTACGGGAACGACTGCCGTTGCCGAGTTGTCAAGAAGGGGGGCGAGAATGAGTAATTGGTACAGTATAACGAACAGGGCGGATGTCGCTGAGGTTTATCTCTACGACGAGATCGGCGGATATGGTATTGACGCGCAATCATTCATCGCGGAACTCAACGCCATAGAGGTGGATACCATCGAGCTGCACGTCAACTCGGTTGGCGGCGAGGTCTATCAGGGATTCGCTATCTATCAGGCCGTCAAAGACCACCCGGCTATCGTGAATGTAACCGTAGATGCCCTGGCAGCGTCCATCGCCTCCGTTATCGCGATGGCAGGCGACAGGGTGACCATGGCCCGCAACGCGGAGATGATGATCCATGACGGCCATGTCGTCGTGGCCGGGGACGCGTCGGAGCTGATCAAGACCGTGGCCATGTTGGACCGCGTGTCGAACAACATAGCTTCCGTGTACGCCGAGCGTTCAGGGCTGGGCACGGTTGAGGCTTGGCGTGACACCATGCGCGCCGAGACCTGGTACTCCGCCGAGGAGGCGGTAGAGGCTGGACTGGCTGACGAGATTGCGCCTGCCGCAAAGCGCGGCTCTCGCAACTGCGCCGACCTGAAGGTCTTCAACTACGCGGGGCGTAAGTTCGCTCCCGCCCCTGTTATCGCTACCCCGGCAACCGCGCCGGAACACGTCGAGGAACCGGCCCCCTTCAAGTGGGACACGGACCTGATCCGAGCAGCCTTGAAGGAGGCTTTCGAAAATGAGTGAGAAGATCACGATTCCCACGTCCGGCGACGAACTCGCCGAGATGCTCGCGGACTCTAGCAAGGTCGCGAAGCTTATGGCGTCCGGCCAGTTTGCTGACGTTGTCAAGGCTTACGCCGCCTCCGTCCGTGAGAAGGATGCCGAGCAGCGGACGCAGGTCAAGGAGCAGGTTCAGTCCGTGCTCTCCGACTACCTGCGCGAGAATGGCGTCAAGGGTGACCGGGTTCCCGTGGCCGCCAACAGGGCGCTGTATAACCCCAGCGCGGCCGGTTCCAGGGTCGAGTCCGAGTTTGGCTCCTCCCACGAGTTCTTCCGTACGATCCACCACAACACGGAGCGTACGCCCGAGGTCATGGCGAAGCTGGCCCGCGTCCGCGCTGCCTACTCCTCGCAGGATGGCGCCTCTGGCGGCTTCCTGGTCCCCGAGACCCTGCGGTCCGAACTGCTCCGAATCTCTCTGGAGACCGGCGTCGTTCGCCCCCGCGCACGGGTTATCCCCATGGACGCCCCCCGCGTCGGCTTCCCGGCTGTGGACTCCACATCCAACGCTTCTTCGGTTCACGGCGGAATCATCGCCTACTGGACGGAAGAGGCTGGCACCATGACTGACACCAACGCGTCCTTCTCGAAGGTCGTACTGGACGCTGGCAAGCTCACCCTGTACACCCAGGTCCCGAACGAGCTTCTGGATGACGCAAACGCGTTCCAGGCGTTCCTGTCCACCGCGTTCCCGGAGGCCCTGGCCTATCACGAGGATGTGGCCTTCCTTTCTGGCTCGGGCGTCGGAGAACCCCTGGGTGTGTACAACGCCTCCGGTGCGGTCACCGTAACCAAGGAGACCGGCCAGGTTGCCGACACCATCGTGTGGGAGAACATCGTGAAGATGTACTCGCGCATGCTCCCCGGTTCGCACGCACGCGCCGTATGGCTGGTTCCCCCGAACGCCTTCCCCGAGCTGGCCACTATGGCGCTCTCGGTCGGTACCGGCGGTTCCGCGATCTGGCTGAACAACGGCGTTGCCGGTCCCCCGATGACGATCCTGGGGCGTCCGGTCGTCGTCACCGAGAAGGCCCCGACGGTGGGCGACGCGGGAGACATCTCGTTCGTTGACTTCTCGTACTACCTGATCGGTGACCGTCAGCAGATGACGGCCAGTTCTTCGCCGCACTTCAAGTTCCAGAACGACCTGACAGCCTTCAAGGTCATCTCTCGCGTGGACGGGCGCCCGTGGCTCCAGTCGGCGATCACCCCGCGCAACTCCGGAGACACCCTGTCCCCGTACGTGAAGCTCGGCGCTCGCGCCTAATCTGTCACCGGGGGATAGGCATTAAAACCCCTACCCCCGGTACGCAGTGGCATTCACACCCCACCAAGTTCGACAAGAAAGGCACAAGACAATGGCACTTACAGGACTCGGACGGGTCTTCAACGTGATTCCGGCAGCCTCCGGTGTTCACATCCCGCTCACGCGGGCGCAGGCCGTCTCCTTCGTCTCGTACGAGGACGACGGTTCGACCATCATGACCATCAAGGAGAGTGTCGCGGGCGCTTCCGAGCAGGCCCTCGACTGCGACGTCTACCCCCACAAGGCCCCCGGTATCGGTGGCACCTGGACGGCGATGTCTGAGCAGGACGACACTCTCGACCTCGCTGACGACACCACCAACGACGCCATGGTCATCACCGTGTCGGCGGACCAGCTCTCGGCGGGCTTCAACTGCGTCGAGGTCACCGTTGACGGCGGCATCCTCATCGCGATCGTTCACGACCTCAAGGTCCAGCGCAAGGGCGCTAACCTTTCTTCCAACATCGTTGCCTGATAGGAGGCGAACAACATGTCAGTTCTTATTCAGGGCGACCAGGTTCGCGCCGTATCGCTCGGCATCAAGGTGGAAAAGGCTGCGGCCATTCTCCCGGCGACCGGTCTCCAGACCCTGTTCACCGTTTCCGGTGGGCGCGTTCTCGTGACGCTGCTCCTCGGTGAGGTGACCACGGTCTTCGACGGTACCGTCAACTCGCTGAACGTCGTGCATGACCCGACCGTGGGTGCTGTGGGCGACCTCAACGCTGCGACGGTGTGCACGTCCGACGCCGCTGGCACGCTCTACACGGTGACCGGCATTCAGGCGGCGCTCATGGGTACGCAGAAGGAGGGTGGGACCGAGGTTCCGACGCACGTCGTCGCAGTCGCGCCCCTGACCCCCTTCGTCCTCCCGGCTGGTGTGACCAAGCTCCAGACCACGGCGACGGACACGACGGGTGCCACCAAGTGGACCATCTGCTACGTGCCCATCGACGCTGGCGCTTCGGTCGCGTAAGGGAATGCCTACCACTGGTCGTACCATTCATTGCTCGAATTGTGGTGCGTGGTACGACCAGTTTTACGGGGGTGAGGGGATGTCTGAGGGGAATCAGGTTCAGGTCACAACGAACGCGGTTTACGACATACGTGAAGTCGCCAATAAAATTGACCTGATGCGCGAGCAGCTCATCCGTATGGACGAGCGAATGAACATGGTGCAGGATCACGAGATCCGGCTTCGCACCATCGAGCAGTTCAACGTTGCCGACCATGGTGGGCGTATCGGCGCTTTGGAGAAGTGGCGTTATGCACTACCGGCTTCGCTGGTGCTGGCTATCGGCTCTATCGGCGCATCACTTTTGCAGCTCCTTGGGAAGTGACCCGTATGGACGGCTATTATGACCTGATCGCTATATATGATGAGGCTCGCGCCATAGCGCAGGAGAACGAGACGCGCGAACCGGAAGCCTGCCCGAATGACGGCACCCCGCTTCAGGACGGTCCCAACGGCCTGTTTTGCCCTTGGGATGGATGGACTTCTCAATAGTTAGTCAAGTATGCTGTAATCACCCCTTCTTGGGCATGTATGCCCTAGGCCAGAAAGCAAGGCGAAAGGAGGCGGACCATGAGTTTCACCCTGCCGCTTTATGCGACACGGGAAGACGTCAAGTCTGCCATGGACTCCAAGGAGTCTGCTCGCAACAACTCGCGGATTGACGACGCTCTGGATTCCGCCTCCCGCCGCGTGGAGGATCTCTGTCACCGCGTCTTCTATCCCGTGACGGCAACCCGCTATTTCGACTGGCCCAACCTTCAGCGCGCGAGGGCGTATCGCCTGTGGCTGGAGCGTGACGAACTGATCTCCGTCTCGTCCCTGACTTCGGGGGGCGTGACCATCGCGTCCACTGACTACTTCCTGGAACCGGCCAACGACGGCCCCCCCTACACGCGGCTTGAAATCGATCTGGACTCCACCGCAGCCTTCGCCTCATCTGGCACCCATCAGAGGCAGGTTGCGGTTACTGGCGTGTTCGGATATAGGAATAGTACGGTGGCCGCCGGGGTTCTCGCTGAGGCGCTGGACTCGTCGGAGACCGGCATTATCGTGTCCGACTCATCCCTTTTCGGTGTCGGGGACGTTTTGGTGTGCGAATCGGAGCGCATGCTCGTTACCGGTAAGGCCCAGGTTGACACCACGGCAACCTGCTCGGCGATGACCGCCGCCCAGAGCGGCGTCTCCATTACCGGGATTGTGGCCGGACTGGTCAAAAACGGCGAGGTGATCACCATTGATTCCGAGAGGATGAAGGTGGTGGACGTTACCGGCACCACGCTGACCGTGATCCGCGCATGGGACGGCTCGGTCCTGGCCGCCCACAACGTCTCCACGGCCATCTACGCGCCTCGCGACCTTCAGGTGACCAGGGGGGTGCTGGGGTCTACGGCAGCCGCTCACGACACCGCTACGGCGCTTTTCAGGCTCAGCCACCCGGGGCCGGTTCGGCAGCTCGCCATCGCCTACGCCATGGACCAGCTTCAGCAGGAAGGGTCGGCGTACGCCCGTACGGTCGGCTCGGGCGAGAGTGAGCGGGCGGCATCCGGGAGGGCCATCAGGGAGTTGGAGGTCCGCGTACGGGCCGCCTATGGGCGCCGAAGGGTGGGTGCGGTCTGATGATCGGCATGAGGGTGACGCAGCACGAGCATGGGCCGATCTACAGCAGGGCGGCCGACCGTGCGGCGCACGACTACTGTGACGAACTTGAGGATGATGTCGCCGACTTCGCCCTGGGCGAGTTGCGCTCGGAGTTTCATCGATACTTCCGGCATCCGACGGGGTATTACGAAGCGCACGTCAGGATTCGCGCGGCAGGACCCGACAAGGTCATCAGTGACGGCGGCGTCGTGTACGGCCCGTGGCTGGAAGGTGTCGGTTCCCGGAACTTCCCGGCGACCCGATTCAAGGGGTACTCGATATTTCGTCGCGTGTTTCAGCGCGTTGAGCGCAAAGCCAACGTGATCGCCGCAAGGCTGATGCCCCGATACCTTCGGAGGATGGGCTGATGGCTCTGACCATTCCGGACATTCTCGATCATGTGGTGTCGCACGCGATGGCGACCGGCTACTTCGAGAGGGTCAACACGCACGAGCCGAAGAACGCCCCTGGGCACGGGCTTTCATGCGCGGCGTGGGTGGAGAAGGTGACCCCGGCCCTCTCGGGACTTAACCAGACTTCGGTTCAGGTGACCTTTAAAGTGCGCCTGTTCTCCAATATGGTGGCCGAACCCCAAGACGGTATAGACCCAGAACTTACACGCGCTCTCGACGCGATGATGTCGCTGTACTCGGGGGACTTCACTTTTGACGGCACGGTATACGCGGTGGATCTCCTGGGGAGCGAGGGGGAGGGCCTTCATGCGGAAGCCGGATATGTGGAGGTGGACAAGAAGCTGTACCGGATCTTCGACATAACCGTTCCGGTGACCGTGAACGACGTGTGGACACAGACAGCGTAAGGGGGCAAGGCAATGGCAAAGACAAGCGGTCTCGGCGACAACTTCTACGTCGGCGGGTACGACCTGTCCGGAGATATCAACTCTCTGAGCAGCATCTCGGGCGGGAACACCCCCCTGGACATTACCGGCATCAACAAGAGCGCCGTCGAACGTATCGGCGGGCAGCGTGCCGGGCAGATCGAGTTCCTGACGTACCACAACGCATCGGCGGCACAAGCGCACGCTCGGCTGTCCCTGCTCCCCACGACGGACGTCATCCTCACGTACGCCCGTGGTACGACCATCGGTAACCCGGCGGCGTGCATGGTGGCCAAGCTCATCAGCTACGACCCAACCCGTGGCGATGACGGCGATCTCAAATGCTCGGTGCAGGCGCAGTCCAACGGCTACGGCATCGAGTGGGGCGTGCAGGGCACGGCTGGCAAGCGTCAGGACACGGCGGCTACTGCGGCGGCTGCGGTCACGGCGGTGGACTACGGGGCGGTGGGTCTGTCCTTCGGGCTTCAGGCGTACCTTCAGGTCTTCTCCTTCACCGGAACGTCCTGCACGGTCAAGCTCCAGGAGTCCTCGAACGACGGGGCCGACGCCTACGCCGACGTTACCGGGGGTGCCTTCGCGGCGGCCACCGGCATCACCTCGGAACGTATCGCCACATCGGCGACGCAGAGTATCGAGAGGTATCTGAAGGTGGTTACGACGGGCACCTTCTCCGAGTGCACCTTTTCGGTGGTCATCGTACGCAACGACTCTGCGACGGTGTTCTGATGGTCAATCGCCCTTGGACACCGGCCGGTAGCGCGGCCATGTACCAGACGTTCCAGATCAAGTCACCGAAGGCCACACACTTCCGACCGGCGACGTGTGCGGAGGTGGAGTGCCAGGCGGCGGAACACGGATGGCGGTCAACGATCGATGAGAACACCGTCCTTGGTCAGCAGCAGGCGTTCTACATCCGCAAGCAGTCCGGCCGCAAGTTCACCGAGGAGAGGAACGAACTCGGTCTGACGGTCTTCACCTTCGCCAACGGGCAAGAGTGCTTCGCCCAGCATGAGACGAGGGTGCAGCGTCCCGAACTCTACTTCGTACGCGGTGGCGACTTTCGGGGCAACCCCACTGGTGAGCGCAGGCAGCACCAGAAGGCAGAACACTGGGTCGAGGAATTCGCCGAGAACCAGCAACGCATCATCGACGCCCAAGAAAGGGGCTGACCATCATGGCCAAGGCATCTGGTCTCGGCTGGACGACTCTCACGGTAGAGCTGTCGGACGGTTCGACCGCAACGGACATCAAGAACGATGTCACCAACCTGGAGTTCGCCACCCCGCGCGGCGTCCAGGACGTGACCGGCATCAACAAGTCGGCGATGGAACGCCTTCTACTTCTGGCGGACTTCTCCATCACGCTGAACGGTGTCTTCAACGCGACCGGCGCACACCTGGTCTTCAAGACCGTTCCCTCCACCTCGGTGGCACGGGCGACGGCCATCACGGTGAACGGTGTGTCTCTCGCCAACGAGACGCTGTACACCGACTACGCCATCTCTCGCTCCGACTCGGGCGAACTCACCTGGTCTGCCCCCGGCGTGCTGTCTGACGGTACCGCCCCTAGCTGGACCTGATCGGAATAGGAGACCTTGCCATGGGTTACAAGCGGAAGTTCAAGACCTTCGTCCTGGAGTTCGAGGATAGGGAGTACAGCGGCCTTGAAGTGGAGATGAGATCGCTGCCACTCGGCGAATTCCTCCGACTCTCCAAGATTTTCGAGAGCGACGACAAGACGGATGAGCAAGTGGAGGAGATGTTTAGGCTGTTCGCCAAAGCCCTCGTCTCCTGGAACATGGAAGACGATGGGAATGAGCCGATCCCGGCGACGTATGCCAGCGTGCTGGATCTGGACCTGGACTTCGTTCTCACCATCCTGGGCGCATGGATTGACGGTGTGGCTTCCGTGGCCCCGACACTGGGAAAAGACTCGAACTCTGGCGCGACTTCCCTGGTTCCGTCGCTTCCGATGGAAGCGTTGTAACCAAGCCGTGGGAGCTGTCCGAGGCTGAGATAGTTCTGAGGCTGTGCAGGCAGTTCAGCTGCCTGCCGTCTCGGGTCCTCCAAGAGGACGCGAGTCTCCTGCGGTTGCTGACTATAGAAAAGCTGGGTACGCCAGAGCAAGAGGAAGAGGACTACGGCGATGGTGAATAACACGGTACGCATACGCGTTCGCGTTGACGACGACACTATTACGGGCTTTAGGCGCGTACGTCTGACGACGCGCAACCTGGGTAGGCGTCTGACTGACGACTTTCGCCGCATTGGGTCAGACATGGGCACGGGTTTGACTCAGATGCTCAATGGCAGCTTCGGCCGGGGCCTGGCGAGTTTGGCGTCAAACCCGTACATCCTAACGGCGATGGCGACCGTGGCTACCGCGCTCGCCAGCATACTGTCCATGGCCATAGCGGGAGCGCTGACCCTCGCTTTCGGGGGTGCCGCTATCGGCCTGGGCGCCTTCCTTCTCAAAGACGAACCCAAGGTCAGGAAGGTCTGGGGAAAGACGATCTCGGACCTCAAGGTCAAGTTTTCAGAGGCGGCGAAGCCTCTGATCCCGGCCCTTGAGGAAGCCGCCCGGATGGTTGGAAGGCTGGGCGATAAGTTCGCCCCACATTTCCGTAAGGCGATGGAGGATACCGAACCCATCTTCACGCAGTTCATCGGAAGGCTTGAGGGTGGGATTGCCAAGTTCGGCAAGAGGGCATGGAAGCCGCTCATGGACGGATTCAACGTGCTCCTTGAGGCCCTGCCCATCGAAAGCATCCTCAATGACTGGGGCAGGGCCTTCGGGCGCATCGGCAAACTCGTGAGGGATCACAGCGAGGAGATCGCGTTCTCACTGCAAGTGGTATCCAGGATGCTGACGTTCGTACTTGACGCGATTGTCGGTATCTCCGAAGGCGGTATTGCCGCCTTCAGGGGGGTCACCGTCGCCATCGGGTGGGTCGTCAAAGCGGTCGGTTATCTCACCAGGGGATTCATGGAGGCCGTCGGGCTCATCCTTACCGGTGCGGCAAAGGCGTTCGGCTGGATTCCCGGCATCGGGGGCAAGCTTGAGCGGTCTGCCCGCAACTTCAAGCAGTGGGGCAGGACGGCATCGAAAAAACTGGACGATGTCGGCAACAACATCAAGGATCTCGGCAAGAAAATGGACCGGGCAAATAGTCGCAACAAGCTGAAGGTGAACATCAGCCAGTGGCAGCGGCAGCTTGAGAGGGCCAAAGCGAAGTTGCGAACCGTGCCCAGGTCGAAGCAGGCCAAGGTCAGGGCTGAGATCTCGCAGCTCCAGAGGAAGATCCGTCAGGCGAAGGCGGCCGTGGCGAGCTTGCACGGCAAGACCGTTACCGTTCGAACGAACTACGTTAGCACGCTGTCGAAAAATCACTTCTACAAGGTGCCTCTGATGCGGGCTAGTGGTGGCTTTGTCGGTGCTGCGGCTGGCGGTGGCCCGCGCTCGAACAGGGTTATGGTCGGCGAGCAGGGTCCTGAGATCGTGGATCTGCCGCCGGGTTCGAGGGTTCGCAGCAATCCCGACACCCGTCGGATCATGGGGCAGGGTCGCGGTGGTGGTGGGCTTATCCACCTGACCGTCAACCTGGGCAACGAACGTCTCGGAGACCTGATGATTGACCCGCTACGCAAGACGATCAAGCGTCGTGGCGGTAACGTGCAAGCGGTACTCGGACAGTAGGGGGCAGGGATATGACAGTGGCATTCCGCGCCTCGGCGACGGACACCAACACCAACGGCGTGGACGAGACCACGGTTGTCATCACCAAGCCCACGGGCACGGTGGACAACGATCTGATGGTGGCCGTTGTTGAGGGCTACCTCCCCGTCACCCTGACAGCACCGACGGGCTGGCTCCTGGTCGCCGGACCGGTAGCAGACTCCACAGGGCTGTACTCGTGGTGCTACCAGAAGGTGGCGTCCTCCGAGGGCGCTTCCTACACCTGGACGTGGAGCGGGGCGGGCGGGGCGCTCAACGGCTCCATCACGTCCTTCTCTGGCGCATCCAGGATTGATCGCTGGGCGTACGCGGTCACCTCGACCACCGACCCGAGCGTGGGTACGGATCTCGCCCCGGAGAACACGGCGATGCGGTATGCGGTGTACTGCTGGCGCGACACGACGGCCAACACCTGCACCTGGACCATCGGTACCGAGGCTTTTGACGTGCAGGCAAAAGACGTCGGCACCATCGTTCGCGGTCAGTCCGGGTCGTATAGCAACACCAATAACGATCCCGGCGTGTCGATCACGGCTGACACCTGCAACCCCACGAACTCCGTGACCCATGGCATCCACTGGTCGTTCACGATAGGGGCATCCGCCACCACCGCAGAATCCTGGGCGTCAAGCGGTTTCGCTGTAGAGATCGACCTCGACGGCACCTGGACCGATATCACCAGCTACATTCGGGCCGAGTCTGCGATACAGATCACGCGCGGCCGTCAGGGCGAGGGGTCGCAGGCGGACTACAGCCGCGCCCTGTTCACCGTGGAGAACACCGACGGCCGGTTCTCGCCCCGCAACCCCATGGGTGCCTGGTACGGAACCATCGGACGCAATACCGCATGCCGCATCGCCAAAGCGCACGGGGCGGTGGCCCTGCAACTCCAGGGGGAGGCGGGGGATCGCTGCCATGCCGTGGCCACGGAGTCTCTGAACATCGCCTCCGACGTCGACATCCGCATCGATTGCCAGGCGGAATCGTGGCGTCAGGCCCAGATCCTCGCGGGCAAAGTCGATCCCGAAAGTCCGCTGGGGGGCAACGCCTGGGTCTGGTATCTCAACGAGAGCGGCTACATGGTTCTGGAATGGCAGAACGCCGGTGCCGGTGGGTTCACCAACTCCGCCACATCCACAGAGCCGGTACCGCAAGGCGTCAGGCAGGCCCTGCGCGTTACCCTGGACGTCAACAACGGGGCGTCGGGCAATACGGCGACCTTCTATACTTCCGACACCATCGCGGGCTCCTGGACGCAGCTAGGCAGCGCGGTGACCGCTTCCGGCACCACAGCTATCGGCCCCACCGGTGAGGACAGCGCACCGATAACCGTCGGCGGCCTGAACCCCAACGGCACCGATCTCGGGTACTTGCCCGGCGGGCTCTTCGGCCTGGTGTACCACTTCGAGCTGCTGGACGGCATCGCAGGCTCCAAAGTGGCGGACGTGGACTTCACGGCGCAGACAACCGGGGTCTACACCTTCACCGAACAGTCGAACGTGTGGCTGTGCTTCGGCAACGCGGTCATCTCCAATCGTCGCTGGCGATTCCATGGCGAACTGTCCGAGCTGCCGGTGCGGTGGGACTCGACCGGTAGCGATGTGTGGGTGGAAATAGAAGCGTCCGGCCTCACGCGACGCATGGAGCAGCGCGCCACCCCCGTCAGGTCTGCCCAGTATCGATTCCATACCAGCACGCACACCAATGAGGACGGCCTCGGGGACGGGAATACGCAGGACGTAGAGGCATACTGGCCGATGGAGGATGGCGAGCGTGCTACTCGATTCTCTTCCGGACTCCCAGGGGGCAGCCCCATGCTCGTGTCGGGCTCTCCCGAATTCGCTAGCTATGAAGGCTTCAAGTCATCCTCTCCGCTGCCCAACTGGAAGACGGGAAGTTCCGGACGTGGGGCCACTCCGGGCACGACGGACGGCAATTGCTATGTGTCATTCCTTCTCTCGGCACCCTCGGGCATCACTAACGGTGCGACCATTCTGAACATCGCGACAACAGGAACGCTGCGCCGCCTGGAGCTGACCTATCCGTCAACCGACAACCTGAACCTTCGCGGATTCGATTCGGACGGCGTGCAGCTCTTCACGTCACTGAGCTTTGGCGTTCCGATCGCTGGAGACCTGAACTGCATTACGATACACGCCTACAACACAGGCTCCGATGTTGCCTGGGCGGTGTACTCGCAGGAATTGACCGCGACGACTGCCACCCTGGAGATGTCGGGCACTCTGGCCGCCAACACGTTGGGGCGAGTTGCGGCCGTGAACGTCAATAACGGAACCACGGACATGAACGACGTATACCTCGGCCATCTGGCGGTGTACGGACCCGCCCTCCATCAGGGGGTGGCGACCAACGCCGTCCACAACAACAGCGCCCTGAACGCCTACCTTGGAGAAGATGCCACGTCGCGGGCGTACCGGCTCTGCTCCGAAGAGAGTATCGAGGTTCGGCGAATCGGCGACCGGCGCATACAGCAGGATGGCTCCGAGACGTTCGCCGGTGACGGTGAGGAGATGGGCTATCAGGAGCAGGACACCATTCTGGCACTGCTTCGCGAGTGTGAAGAGTCCGACGGTGGATTTCTCTACGAGCCCCGAGAGATTCGGGGGCTGGGCTATCGGTCCCGGTCGTCGCTCTACAACACGGACACACTTCTGGAGCTGAACTACAGTTCGGCACACTTGGCCGGTGAGCTGAACCCGGTGGACGACGACGGATTCATTCGCAACAGGGTGACCGTCGAGCGCAAAGATGGCTCGGCCTCAACCTACGAGAAGGAGTCGGGGCCCCTGTCCACGGCTGCGGCACCCGATGGCGTGGGCGTTTATGACGAGTCGGTGACGCTCAGCCTGGAGGCCGACGACCAGACAGATAGTCAGGCTTCGTGGCGCGTCCACCTGGGCACGGTGGATGAGGCCCGGTATCCTATCGTGGAGCTGGAGCTGTTTCGGAGTCAGATGACCAGCAGCATAATCGAGTCCGCGCTCACCGCCGACGTGGGTGACCGGATCACGATCTCCAACATCCCATCCTGGATGGCGCCCGAAACGATCACCCTGCAAGTGGTCGGCTATGCCGAGGTGTTCGACAAGTTCACCCACTCGATCAAGTACAACTGCGACTCGGAAAGCCCGTACCAGGTCGCGGAGACGTGGTCAACGGCCACCGATGGCACCACCAGCTTCAGGGCCGGTTCCGCCGAGACGACGCTGAACGAGGATCTGGATACCACGGAAACCGATGTGGATGTCGCCATCGCCTCGGGCTCCGCCATCTGGAGCACCACGGCCGACGACTTTGACATCATGATCGGCGGCGAAAGGATGACGGTCACCTCACTGTCGGGGGCGTCGTCGCCGCAGACGTTTACTGTGACCAGGTCGGTCAACGGCGTGGTGAAGTCGCACTCTTCTGGCGCTCAGGTAAAGCTGTTCAAGCCCGCCATCACGGCTCTTTAAGGGAAGGATTGACGACAATGGCTGTCTACCCAACGATCACGGCGGGCCAGGAGATCACGGCCGATCTGCTGATTTCCATGCTGCCGGTCATGATCTGGAAAACTTCGTCCACCACTCGCAACAACACGGTCACCCTGACCGACGACCCTGATCTTCAGTACACCCTGGCAGCGAATGCCACGTACCATATCGAGATGTTTCTGCATTACAACACCCCGGCGGCGGCCAACCTGCGTACCGACTGGAACTACACGGGCACAGGCTCGGGTAACAAGTGTGGCCTCGGCCTCGGTACGTCGGTCACGGAGACCACGCCGCAAGGTATCATGCGCTCCGGTATCCATGGAATCACCACAGACCTCGACTACGGTGAGCGTGCCGGAACCAACGACTGTTTCGCGTATGAGGCGTCGCTGTTCACCACCACGACGACCGGCCTGCTGAGCTTTCGCTGGGCGCAGACCACGGCCACGGTGGGGGATACGGTCCTCTCCGCCAACTCGCGGATGCGCATTCAGCGGTTCGCGTAACCCAACAGATGGAGGTGGTAGCCGTGGCCGGAAAGCATGCGGCACCCCGTAAGAAGTGGGGCCGGAAGGCCGCCGTGGCTACCGCTGTCGGTGCCGCTGTCGTCGTCCCCGTCGCACTGGCACCCCCGGTGTCGGCGGAGACGTCCCAGTCGATCCCGAAGATGACCAAGCAGCGGATAGCCGTGCAATACGCTATCAGCAAGATCGGCTTGGGAGCCTACCTGTGGGGCGGCAATGGACCGACGAGGTTCGACTGTAGCGGCCTCACGTCGCAGGCATGGAAGGCTGCTGGGGTAAGCATCCCGCGTACGTCACAGGCGCAACTGGCGGGGCTCCCGAGGGTATCCAGGGCGAACATCCAGCCCGGCGACCTGGTCGTCTGGTCGTTCCGGTCGCACGCCGATCATGTGTCGATCTACACCGGACCCATTGGCCCTGGTGGCGCCGACCTCGTGGACACCGCGTCCTCGCACCCCGGCGGTGGGGTCGGGTGGTCATCCATGAATCGCCGTGGGGGCACCATCGCCGGGATCGTCAGGCCCGCACCGGTCTCCTCGACCCCTTCCCCCAAGTCGCCCGCAGCGGGCACTTATAGCGTCAAGCCCGGCGACACCCTTTCCGGGATCGCCCGCACGTACCGCGTTAAGGGTGGATGGAAAGCGCTGCACCGAATGAACAAGAGCAAGGTCCATAATCCGAACCTGATATATCCGGGGCAGAAGCTTCGGATCCGATAAACAGCAAACGGCCCCCGATTCCATATCGGGGGCCTTGCTTTAGGGGGGTATGGCCCTATCCGACCATCACCATCCAGAAAAAGAGGGCGGTGCATAGACCGGCCAGATAGTAGTTGATACCCATAAGGGTATACGCTTTCATGATGTCCCGGACATGCCTTTCGGGAGCCATGAATATCCTTTCCTTTGAGGGGTTCCTACTCCGCCCAGCATGCACGGTAGCTACCGTTGCGCATATTCTGAGCAGCGTTCTCCATGTCATCGGCAAGCATGCGCTCCTTCTGTTTAACAGTGAGCCGCTTACCTATGTACTCACCATTGAGCAGCGCCTGCCACCCATCATGCTTCGCACTCAGGTTCGCCTTCATGCAGTGATGCATGGTTGGCTTGGTGGTGTGTGGTCCAGTGTGCGCTGTAGCCATGACTGTGCTACCCACACCCATACCTACCACTGACAAGGTAACCAGTGAACCCTTGATCATGTTACGTTTCATCATCCTCTTCGCACCTCATGCGTTCGTTGAATATGATCAGTTCTGCGACCTCAAGCACACGAATCGCTCTTGTGCTCCTCGCCACCCGCTCCAGCAGCTCGTCCAGCGTCGGCCCATCCTCGCCGTCATCCTCGCCCACGCGCCTGCCTCTCGATCTCCTCGCGCAGCAGGCGCTCATACTTGCGAATCATGCGCTGACCGGTCACGTCGTCCCTCTTCGTGCCCGCTCGCATCCGGTCCAAGATGCGGCGCACATAGTCGATAGGTATCTCCTCCATCACGGTCACCCCGTGGCCTTTCCTTGACTGTGTCCGGTGGCTGCGGGTGCCGGTCTGTAGTTGTGGAGCGAGGGGCCGGGGCGGGGGGCCCTCTACTGACGTAGCGATAGCGTCCCCCTGACCCCGTACTCAGTTCGGGATTTCTCTCCCTGGTAAAATATTACCGGGAAAGCTTTCTAGGAAGAAGGCCGCTTTACCCTTGCCCTGCTCGGCTTCGGGGTCAGGTACTCATCAAGCGCGATACGAACCACCGCGCTCATGGATCGCCGCTCGCTACTCGCGACCTTCAGGAGCTGCGCCTTCATCTCCGGGTCGAGCTGTACGATCAATGTCTCGTGCGCTGTCATTACTGTCGCCTTTCATTAGTTCTGCTCGGCGTTGGAAGAAACCGTTCAGGTAGTCGTTCATTATCGCGCGCATTTCCTCGCCCGCGAATCCTAGGCGCTCTGCGTAGCGTCTCGCTTCATGCATTCGCTCTGCGAGGATGTCCGCTTCGTCATCCATTCCGCATTCGCCCTTTCCAGTTCCGCGACCGCCAACCGAAGCCGATCAATTTGCATGTCCAGGGTCCGTATCGCGGCCCGGCATTCCGTCTGGGCGATGATGGCCTTCCTTATCGCCGACATGACTCATCCCCCTCCATAACGTCCTCCATACAGTTGAAGCAGCACGGGATCACGCCGTCGGCACACCGAATGTGCGCGTCGATACTCCGCGAGCAGTACTCGCCAGCAAGGGGGCACGGGTTGACTTCGAGTTCCAGTGTGAGCAGCAGGATCTCGGCAGGATCGGTCGAAATCTCCAGAAGGTGGCGGATCTGGCGGGCGCGGTAACTAAAAGGGTTCATGGTGTCGATTCCTTTCGGCGCGTCAGGCGCGGGGATAGTCGGGGTCGTAGGTAGCTTCCAGCCATTCGCCCCACGCTTCGTCAAGTTCCGCCTGATAGCGGCCTTCCAGCTCCGCCTGGTAGAAATCCCACGCGGTGGGCAGGTCTTTGATATTGACAGGAACTTCACTCTGAGAGATAATCCTGGTGACCATGGCAGTGGTCTCCTTTCAGGTTGCCCCCGGTTTCCCTTCACGGATGCCGGGGGCTTTCCCTTTTGGGCTTCTTGCCCCTCTACTTACTACTATACCCACTCTTGTAAGATTGTCAACCTCTGAGGGTGGGAAAGTTTTAGGCGTCCCGCTGTCGCTCTATGCGCTCACACACGGCGGCGACCTTGTTCGCGTTCTCGTGAAAGTCGCCCGGAACAAGCCAGGCAACGATCTTTCCATGGCGCGTGACCGCTACGGGCTGACGGCTGAACCTCACCTGATCCAGAACTTCCGCCAGCTTCTCTCGCAGCGGGGTGGCTCCCATTTCGTTGATCATGACTAGCTCTCTCCTATTTTGGATATGTCTACTGACTACTTACATTATACCCTGAATCGACAGAAACGTAAACACACCAAAGCCCCCCAGGGAAAGGTGGCCGGGGGGCTTGGTGCGGGTGGTCGGCGGGGCCGCTATTCCCCTCACACCCCGTCAGGTGGTCTCGTACGGCATCAAGCCCTGCGAACACAGATTCAGCTCGTTCAGCGTGGCCTTGCCGAGATCGGTGACAGCCCAGCGGGACCCGGTCTTCCGGACGCAACCCTTGTTCTGAAGGCCGCGAAGCCGCTCCTCGACCAGCGAGCGCTGCTTCCTCGGGTCCATGCTCATGGCCTCGGTGATCACGCTCGCGGTCTGATCCGCCCAGCGGTCCATCACCCGCAGCGTCTCCGCCTGCTTTCCGGTCAGCTTCGGAATCGACATCCCACCGCTCGTCGCCGCCACATCACGCGACACGATGGCCAGGGAGGTCTCCTCACCCCTGGGCGTGGTCACCGCAAGCTCCACACCCTCCAGAAGCATCCTGTCCGCCTGGGCGCCGTCCTTGCGCTTCACGGTCTTCAGCTCCACGGCCAGGCTGGGGGGGGACGGGCGCTTCACCGAGAACTCGGCATCCATCGCGCCCATCATGGAAGACGCCCCACGGGCCCTCTCGGCCTCGTTCCCGGAGTGATGGACAAGGAGCACGCAGGCGCCTGTCGCAATGCGCAGAGCGTCCAGGGAGGCCACGATCTGACCCATCTCCGTGTTGCTGTTCTCGTCCACCCCAAGCGTGCATCGGGCCTGGGTGTCGAACACCACGAATCCGTAGCCGCCGAGCTTGGCGAACGCGATCAGGCGACGCATCTGCTCCTCGTCCCCCACCTGGACAGGGCGGGGATAAAACGCCACACCGCTCATTTTGCGGCCATTCTGGCGCTCCCAGGCACGAACCCGGCGAAAGATGCCCGAAGAGCCTTCAGCGACCACGTACAGCACCTTTGACTGGCGAACCGCATTGCCGTGCCACGAAACGCCCACGGCGACACATCCCGCCATATCCAGGGCGACAAACGACTTCAGGCTATTCGACGGCCCCCACAACCTGGCCAGCGAATCCATGTCCAGGAAGTTGTGTACCAGCGGGTCGGGAAGCTCGATCTGGTCCAAATTCTCCGAGTCCAGAACGTCGGCACCGAACTCCAGAGCAGCGGTTTCCCAGGCGGTCTCATCCAGGAGCGCGGCCTTGTTCTCTTCCGCGATGCGGGTCGAGGCTTCCTGGCGCAGACGCAGCTCGTCCACTTTGTCCGCAAGCTTCCGCTCGTGCGCGGACTTGCCCGAAAGAGACATCTCCGTCGCCTGACGCTCGTACGCGAAGTCGTACAGGCTCAGATATTGGGGATAGAAC